CCAATCAATATAACCAGCAGCCCCTCTGTTAGTCAACCCAGTCATGTCTATGACAGGCTGGGGAGACAATATCACCTGACGATTCCTATCGAGCTCTTGTAGACGAACGATATCTTCAGAGATAACGATCGTTTTATAGGTCTCAATAGGTTCCAACCCATCAAGAGCAGACAAACTCTGCAGGAAGTCACCAATTGGTAAAAACCAATCGACGACGAAACTGAAGGGTAGTAGCTCCCAAAGGGTGTTCTCCGGGTTAGTGAAGCCCAAAGAAGCTGCCTGCCGCGTTATTTCGAACGGAACTCTATAACTCGTGCCATACTTGACACGAATATGAGCTGTTCTAATAACGGTTACCTCAGTTCCATCAGCTAAGATTTCAGATGAAGTCTTAGTGAAGAAACTTTTGGCATGGCCGTTGGATTTAAACGGTGCTAACCGAGAAATATATTCGGCTAGATGCTCAGCGGCTCCTTGTAAGTCGCCGATGAGCGGTTTAATTCCATACTTCCAAGCAAGGTAATCATTCGCCACCCCTTTCGGGGAGGTTGGAAATAACACTTTGAAGGCAGAAGTCACATCGAGCTTCTTTAAAAAAAGAAGTGTCTTTGCAATTCTCTTCGCAATGTCCACGATTAAATTCACCGTGAGAAGACCTTGTGAAAGCTCAGTAAATAGGTCAACCTTCTGATTCTTGAGCTTCAGGTAGTGACGTTTAAGCGCTAATTTGCTTAAACCTTCTATCTCTGAAGACCAGAAACTCAGAGTGGCAGCATAACCCATCTCCTGTTTATCATCGACACCGAGACTTGTGCTACTATCGTAGCCCAAATCTTCCCATGGAAGGTAAGAAAAATTACCTTGCCATAGTACGTAGCCGAGGATATCAGGGTTGCTAAGGTAGTCGGGATTCGTAATAGGATTCGTCGTTTTCTTGACGTAAGCCTCTCCGAACCCGGCAGCCCAAGCAGTTTGATGGAAGAACTGAAGGTCATTAACTCTCGCGTTCAATGGGATACGAGAATTGTGCCGTGTCCAAGACCTATTAACAGGTCTTAAACTACGCCGCAACTCCGGAACCCAAGTGAAACGAGAGATCTTGACCAACGGATCAACTCCATTAAACTTAAGCACCATCTTTCCAGTGGGTAGTTCTACAACTTTCCACCCGGGAGGAGGAGATGATGGCCTAACCCTTATTGGGCGAGAACGTCTCCAATCCGCTTTCTTTTTCAAAAATTCCTTACGGAATCTTTTATCCTTTAGGGACTCTGGTGTAGCCTTAGGTTTCCGGCTATACCATTCGAAAAGAGGAACGGAAAAAGACCTTCTCAACTTTCCCTCTGTCAGCTTAGGTGAGTTACGATTAGTCGTTGTTCTGAATAACAGACAAGGGGTGGCACTGTAACCATTATTGATCTCCGCATAGCCGGCAAAACCGTTTCCGGTAACGCCGACTTTTGCAAGAGTCCAAGGATAGTCAACAGATGTCACATCTTGGCTGAATGCAGGCAACGAAGTAACTCCTAATTGTAGAAGAAAAGTGCTAGCGCTCACTAAGCGCCAACAAAGTCATCGAAAGATGACCCCTGGGGTTAAAGAAACATATCGAAGAGGTACGAAACGACTGCACGAAAAAGACTTACAAGTAAGTCAATTATCGTGTTAATCAGATCGTCACTCATCTTTATGTCTCCCTTTACGTCCAGGTTGACAAACTTCGTTCCGTGCAAGTAAGGAAATAGACGAGGAAACCTTCGTCAAATTTAGCACAATCAGCCAAAGGAAAAGGCAAATAGCCAATCCCAGAGTGCTGAAAAGGCTATAAAAGATGAAGAGAACCATAGTCTACTCCTGCT